GCAGGAAGCGGAGAAAAAGGAAGTCTGTCAGTATTATAACAGACCCTGTCCCTTCCTCGATCTCTGTAAATATGGGGAGAATGAACGCACTATCGCGAATGAGTTCGTGGTAGAAATCTGGGAACCCTTTAAACAAGGAGAGGAGAGTGTGGAATGAAAAAGTGTAGAAATCTTAAGTGCCTCACGGGAGCGTTCTCCCATGAGGCGAAGGCTAATTACTGCTGGCTCTGTGGAACAGATCTAATGGAACATCCAGAACAGCAATGTGAGTGCGGAAATCGTATTGGCGCAAGTGATAAATTCTGCCCTAATTGTGGAAAGGAAGTGGGAAAATGAGCTACTTCAGCTGTCTGTTAATTGGTGCTCCTGGGGCAGGAAAGTCTACTGCTGCATCCACCGCGCCAGGCCCTGTGCTTTTTATCGACGTTGATAATAAACTGCATAAAATGTTCAACATGCAGGAGAAACTAAAGGGCGGAGAGATTATACAATGGCCCCTTGAAGAACATCTTGCAGAGGTATCTCTCTCTCGTCTTGCTCATATGAGTAAAGATGAAATAAAACCTGGTGGGAGTATGGTCGTTCCTCGGCCAAAGGGGTATATTAAACTAGCGGAGATGATAGATAAGCTAGTGGACTCAAAGTGTGTGATTGAATTCAGGGGAAAGCAAGTGAAGATTGAAACAGTAGTCCTGGATTCATATACATCAATGGCAGAACATTTAAAACGGCTATTGATGGCGGCGAATCAAACGAGTACGATGACGCTCCCCCTTTATGGCGTGCAGCTCTCGAATTTTGAGACCCTGAACAATACTCTCCTCAGTCTTCCTGCAAACGTCATCTTTATCGCGCATCAACAAGCAGATAAGGATGAACTCACTGGTGAGATCAGCTTTAAGCCATTGATCGAGGGGCAGATGAAGGAGAAGATAGGAAAGGACTTTGAGGAAGTGTATTATCTGGAGAAGAGGATAATGGGAGATGTAGCAAAGTATGAGATGTTAACGGTGGGGAGCTCCATGAAAGCTTGCCGCACATCCCGAGAACTCCCAGCTCGGGTGATCCCAAACTTCAAAGAGATATACAAATAAACCCAACGAAAGGAAAAAGAAAATGTCCTACAAATTGTATCAAGTTGCAGTAATCGAAAATGTAGAGGTTAAGAAGGATGAACAAGAGAAGCCTCCGAAGATTTTGCTTGAACCAATCACGGTGATTGCAAAATCAGAACAAGATGCCGCGATTCGTGTCGCTATGCTCAAAGGAGAACTCTTGAAGTCTGCTAATGCTGAAATGGTGGAGGTAATTGTTCGCCCTTTCTAACATTTCCTGTTGCTAAAACTGAAAGAATAGCAACGAAGGAGCCAAGTATTCTCTATCGAGATTGTGGGAAAATCTCATACAACCTCTCAGAGCATGAAACACATAGCAATTCACCTGTCAATTCAACACAGTCAGCAATATATTATAATTTATCATCCTTAACATAAGGAACTATGCATGAAACAATATACAAAGGGTGTAGAAGATGCCCAGCGACTTATTGATCTCAAGGAAACCCAGAACCCCCAGGGCGATCCTGGGAATAACCGGAAAGGAGGAAAGCCTATGCCCGATCCCAAAAAGGAGAAGCACATCAATCCTGATATGCCAGCTCCAGGAGAGGTAGAGGACGTTGATGACGCGTTCTTAGAAGAAGATGAAGATATCTTCAACCCAGACCGTCACAATGAAGATGATCCAAGAGAGGACAGGTAACATCAACCGCGTGGCGAACACGCAAAAGGAGAATGAAATGAGAATAAATGTAGACCCAGATACAAGCAGTAGTGGTTTTGGCTATGCTGCGGCAGGGAAGTACCGCCTTCGCATTATCAAAGTAGAACAGGCCACAGCAAAGTTCCCATATCTCAAATGGACCTTTGAATTCGCCGATCCCAATGTCAAACCAGAAGGTGGAGAAGCGAAGAAGGTCGGCTCCATTTTCGAGAACACCACCCTCAAAAAGGGAGAAAACTCCCAGTTCCGCCTGAAGCAACTGTGTGATTCCATCGGAGTTACCTGGGGCGACTTTGATACCGATGACCTCATTGGACGAGAGTTCGAAGCAGAGGTTGACCTGAAGGATTATCAAGGTACAATCTCGAATGAGGTAAAGAAGTATATTCCCATCAAAAAGTAAGCCACGGTAACCTCTCTCACAAGCCTCGGAGAGAGACATAGGGGGCGAGCGGTGTGTGATAGTAAAAAGCCAGGATGTCAGGCGTCAGCGCCGCTCGTCAGAGGCTTTTCATATTTTCAAAATTTGAACTTACGAAAGTCTGGGAGGTGGGGATGATAGTATCAATGTTAGAAGCAATATCTTCAATGCTAAATCAAACAGATGTTAAGGAAACACAATATGCAGGATATTTAGTGCGGGCAGATTGTGCGAAGATGATGCTGGATAAGGTGATAGAGGGAATGAGAGAAAAAGGCGTCCCAGACTATCCAGGAGTTCCTACAGCTCCTACAGGGCCAGGAAAAACGGCAAAGAAACCTAGGGAAGATGAGATTCAGGTAGTGGTGGAACACGGAAAGATTACCAACGTTCTCTATGCAAAGGAGGATACACAGCTAGAATTAGATGGAAAGGTATATCCCTGGCAGGAGTGTATAGGGAAGTCCTTCTCATCGGGGAGGGTGGTATGAAAGTTGTATTTGATCTTGATGGGGTTATTAGAGATATCGCTGGACATATAGCAAGGGAGAAAAAGTGTCATTATCCAACTGTTTGGGATTATAGTTATAATGGGAAGAATATTTATGAGTGTATAAATGAGAACTTAAACCTTCTTTTAACTGCTCCCCCTACGGCGTATAAAGCTGTGATGCTTGCACACTTTCCTCATCCAGAAATCTGGACAAACCAGCCAGAGGCGTGGAGGGGGAATACAATGAAGTGGGTGACGCGACATCTTGGAGCTGGGTGTATAGTGTACTTCATGACAACAGAGGAAAAGGAAAAGAAGTTGAAGGAGAAGGATAATGTAATACTCATAGAAGACAGCCCAAATTTTGGATGTTATGATAATATCTTGCTCATTGATAGACCATATAATCAAGGAGTGAGAAGAGCAATGAGAATATATGGCGCGCTACATTTTGATAATCTCTTGGAGTGTATAAAATCGAAGGAGGAATAAGTGCAAATACCATTGAAGGATGTAATCGTAGGGAAGAGGTTTCGAACGCAGTTTGTGGATATTGATAAGCTCGCGGAGTCCATCTCTAAGTTTGGGTTGATCGAACCTGTGGTGCTGGATGAGAAGAATAATCTTATCGCAGGAGAGCGTCGCGTTCGAGCACATCAGTTACTGAAGATGGAAGTTATTGAGGTCCGATATATGAATGATCTGGGGGAACTGGAGAAGAAGGAGATTGAGCTGGAGGAGAATATTCAGCGGAACGCCTTCACCTGGCAAGAGGAAGTTACAGCGAAGAATCAGTTGCATAAGCTTAAACAGCAAATTCATGGTAGTGCCATTAAGGGACATGAGAAATCGGGGAGTTGGAAGCTGAGGGATACAGCAGAAGCGCTGGGAGAGTCAGTTGGAACGGTGTCGATGGATATTCAATTGGCTCGTGGGATGAGGGCATTTCCTGAGTTGTTGAAGGAGAAATCGAAATCAACGGCGTATAAAAAGCTTAAGCGATTGCAGGAAGGGATTCTTCAGAATGAGCTGTCCAAAAGGATTCGGGACAAAAGTATTATTACACATCCAAATGTTATTAATGGAAATTGTATAGAGGTAATGGCGAAAATGGATGCCGCGTCTGTTGACCTCATCCTCACTGACCCACCGTATGGAATTGATGTAGAGAAAAGTCAAATCTTCTCAAAACTCTCTCCTGTGGATACTAAGTTTGAGGATGGAGATTTTGAAACCTTTGACCTTTTGGACAAGGTGATAAAGGAAATGTATAGGGTGCTTAAAGATGATAGGCATATGTATCTCTTCTTTGCAATAGAGAAGTATGAAGCACTGGTAAAGCTGTTGAATAAACATGGATTTGAAGTCCATGCCATGCCTTTGATTTGGGATAAAGGAAGTGGTAGCTATCCATCTCAATCTACGTCTTTTGTGCATAGTTATGAGCCTATACTCCACTGTATAAAGGGGAAGAGAAAGCTCAATGGAACACCAAGAGATATATTTCCGATCAAGCGCGTTCCATCAGGTTCAAAGATACATCCAACAGAGAAACCCACGGAGCTCCTTCGAGATCTTATTGGGTTTAGTACTCTTCCAGGGGAAACTGTTCTCGATTGCTTTGCCGGCTCCGGTGCAACATTGGTTGCCGCGCGAGAGTGCAGTCGTCAAGGAATTGGGATTGAGCTTGACCTAGGATACTATCAGGGTATCTGCAAGCGCCTCTCAAAAGAAGTAAGTGAGGAAGTTGATGATGCAACAGAATAGAAAGGACTACTATGATAGTGAAAGGAGAGGGAGATGTCAGATCAAAAATTTGGCTCCTTGGTGAAGCTCCAGGGAGTAAGGAAGATGAAACTGGTAGGCCCTTTGTTGGGGGTGCTGGAACGGTCCTTGATGGAATGCTCAGAAAAGTGGGGATACAGAGAGATAAATGTTACATTGACAATGTTATACAAACAAGGCCAGCTGGAAACGATTTTGGTATATACTATTCCGACGCTTCCAGAAGCAGACCAACAGAAATTCTTAGAGAAGCTCATAGGAGAATACAAGAAGAAATACGGACTATAAGACCAAATGTTGTGGTGGCTCTTGGGAATGAAGCGCTGTATGCATTAACGGGGAATAAGTCTATTCTTCACTGGCGCGGGAGTATTCTCAATTTTGAAGGCGTGAAAGTTATTCCCACGATCCATCCAGCAATGGTTATGCGGGAGCCCAAGTTTGCACCCATCGTTCAGATGGATTTCTCTCGCATTGCAGAGGAATCAAAGACCTCTACTCTCCCTACAGCTTATGCAGATAGGTTTATCATCAATCCCCCCTTTGAAACCTGCATCGAATACCTCACGAAGATTCTTCCCACCAAGCCTATCCTCACTTTTGATATAGAAACCATTCCAGATATGGAACAGATTATGTGTATTGGCTTCGGCTGGAGTCCCGAGGACGCTATCTGCATCCCTATCTTCTTTGGACAACAGTCCTGGTGGACAGCGGTGGAGGAGTTGACACTCATCAAGTGTATCAAGGAGTTGATGGCAAATCCAAAGATAAAGTTTGTGGCACAGAATGCACAGTAT